TACTTTCAGAACTGCATTTCGGAAAGCGATTGCCGATGCTGCGTTGCCGGTTGTAACCTGCATATCTTCCGAGTAGGTTCTGCCGGTTTTATCCGTTATGCGGCGTTTCACTTCGACCGAAACGGCAAGGTTGGTTTCGAGGTCATGGCATACGCCTTGCGCCGTGATAGTCTTGCCGTCGTTTCCGATGATGCGGGTTTGTACCCGCATATTTCCCCATGCCCCTGCGATAATTTCTGCGAGGCGTACCGATACGCCCTCAATGAGAGTTCCCTGTCGGCGCAGGGCATAGAAACAATCTTCCGCCGTCGAGTTATCAAGTGTGGCGATTGTTTTGATGTTGTTCAATGCCCCGTAAATATCACGGGGATACTGCTTTGCGGTGGCGATTTGCGTATCTACCTCCGCCCGGTTGATTGCTTGCAGCATATCAGCCTGTTTGATTTCAATAATATCACTCATAATTGCTGATTTTTTGCCCTCTTACAGCTTCGGGCTTTGCTTGTGCTGGGGGCAGGGTTCGAACCTGCGAAATAGAGGTGGCAAAGTCCGTGAGCGCACTTAAATCGCCACCTTAGCGTAATTCCGCCTCGCCTCCCCAGCATGTTATAATGGTAATTTGGATTGCCCCAATTCACTCATGCGTGTTCCTTTCATCGGTAGCGGGTGTTGGTGGTAATAGGTTTTCCAGCGTCGCCCGTCTTTTTCATTCCAATAGCTTTGTATCTCGAATCCCTCGCTTTTGAGGAGCGATACAATCTTGCGGAAATCGACGGTCTGCCCGATTCGGTTCCCTTGTGCCGTTGTCATCCTTATTCCTGATTCAAAGGCTGCTCGGATGCGGGCTTTTGCTGAATTGAGGCTATCTTCCATAACTCACTTCTTTTTGTTGATTGCTGTATAGGTAGTAGCTGCACTTTCAATCTCGGCATTCGTCTGTATCTTGTTTTGCAGCATCCAATCTTCGATTTCATCTTTCTTGAAATAAAGAGTGCGTCCGTTAGGCTTGTAGTGCGGTATTTTTTGTCCGCTTGTCAGGCGGTATATATGCCCTTTCGTAAACCCTGTTATCAGGGCAACATCATCTATCGTCAGAACATTTTTTGCTCCCAGCAGTGTTATTTTTTCAAGCCGGTCTATTTTGGAGGTCAACTCTTGGAATTCCTCCGATCGGTGTTGTTTGTCTTTATCATTCATTGCGTTAGTCATAATCAGGTTCATAAATATCTTCTATGCTGCCCATCCCGTCGCATTCGCCGCAACTTTCAATCTCTCTTGCCTCGGCTGGCAATATGGCGTATGCTTCTTCGGAAATCCGGTCGCCGTTCTCGTTGTAGTAGATTTCTCCCGTACCATTGCAGGCTGGGCAGGTTATCATTCGAGGTTCCGGAGTGCAACATGGGCAACCGGGGTAGCCGTTACATACCGAGCAGCTCATATCTCACAATCATTTTCATCGTTCAAATCAGGTAGCAGTCCTGCTTTGTCGAGCCTTTTTCCTACGAGGCAACATAACCCCAGCGAGACCAGCCCGCCTCCTTTCAGCAAGCAGAATTTCCCCAAGGACATATCGTCTATCGGTTCGCCGGAGAGCCAAAGGATAGATAGGATTCCCCATAAGCCTATCGCATACATACGGGCATATTTGGCGATTGTCTGTTTGTCTGTTTTCATAGAGCAGGAACTATTGATTGAGCGATAATTTTCTGATAGTTGTGCAAAAGCCTGACGAGGCGGCGATTTTCGCTGTTGAGCGTTTTGTTCGAAGTTTCGAGAGCAGTTATGTACCGTTGGTCATCCATGCCGTTGCGGGCAACTGAAACCTCCTCCGTCTGTATTTGCTGTTGCAGGGTATTCTGTTTGCCCGCAGCCTTTTTCTCCCAATACCGTTGCTGGTATTTTTTGTTGTATTCGTACTTGGCTCGTGCAGCTTCGGGGCTTAATTTCGTACTCATAATTTGCCCTCCTTTTTAAGCCGATTTTCGGCTCTTTTACGCATAACCCAAATAGTTGATGAGGAATGGATATTGTACTTTTGCATCAGATGCTGGGTTACGCCGGTTGCGCTTTGTCCAGGGACGGACATTAACTCGTTCCATTCATTGTAGATAGCCATATCTCTGGCTTCCTGCTCTTCCTGATAGGCCGTTTTGAAAACCTTTTGCTCCATTATTTTTGCATTTACTGTTTGGTTTATTTTCGATTTCAAATTTTTATTCATATTTTTGAATGCGGTTTTATTAAAACCCGTGTGCAAATATAAACTTTGTTTCGATTTCAAACAAAATTTTCGACACAAAGTTGCGATTTGATTTTAAGAATGATTGTAAATGACGGAAATACAAAGAGTTAGAAAAATAATAAATTGGCTCGTTTTTATGGAATACGCCGAAAACGAGCGTGAATTGGCCGAGAAATTAGGCTATACAAAATCCTCATTTTCACAGATAGTAAATGGGAAAGTCCCTTTATCGGAAAGGTTTGTACAGAAATTGGCGTCTGTCGATAAAAATATAAACGAAGTTTGGATACTGACGGGCGAGGGTAATATGCTTAACTCTTCGGAGGCGGGGGGAAGTGTTGTAACTATTCCGTCAAATGTTTGGGAGGTGATACAAACGCAGGCCGAAAGCCTGAAAAGCAAGGACAAACAGATAGACGAATTGGTCGCCATACTGAAACAGCAGATTGCGGAAAGCAAAAAAACATCTGTCCAGCAGGAAGACAATGCCACCTCTGCCGTTGCAGGATAATAGAGTTCGGACGAACTCAATATAAAGTACCGTTATATTGAATTTTATGAATACAAGGTTGCTCGAAATAATCAAATACAAGACAGGCGGGCGGCAACGAGAATTTGCAGATTTATTGGGCTGGACGCCTCAATATCTCACAAAATTGCTCAAAGGGGAGAATTTCGGTATTACGCCGGTAATGACGATTGTTTCTAAAATGCCCGACATCAATGCCCGTTGGTTCCTGACCGGTGAGGGGGATATGATTGAAGAACCCAAGTATGCCGACATTCGAAAAACAATGCTCGAAAATATGCTGGCATTGCTCGATATTGAGAAATATATGCCTGTAATGACCCCCGAAGAATTGCGAAACTACGAGTTTGTTGTCATAGGACATAAGAAGCCAGATTTCAGCCCTGAATTGGTTTCAAAATGGCAAAGGTTATTACAGGAGCGAGAGGATAAAATAGGTGCAAAATTCAAGGCCGCAAACGCCCATTCAGAAACGATATGCAGCAAAGTGAAAACGAAGAAATAACAGCCCGATTCTTTGAGGCTTTATACGCCCTGAAAGCAAAGGGAATGATACGAGGAAAAAAGACTTTTACCGACCGATATAATATCAACCGGTGGAACTTGAATGCCCTCGAAGCAAAAAATCCTAATGCCACGCAAAATAGCGCACAGTTGCCGTGGCTTGTGTATCTCGTCAGAGATTATGGCGTATCTGCCCATTGGTTGCTTACAGGGCAAGGAGAGATGTTCCGAAAAACGCCGTAGCCGCTATTCCGTATCGGGTTCCTCCGGCAAGATGTTCGGTATCATCGACACGGCCTCTTGCTTCTTTTTGTCGAGGATTTTGGCATATATTTGGGTGGTCTGAATTTCTTTGTGTCCGAGTAATTTTTGCAGGGTGTAAATTTCTGCTCCGAGGTCGAGCATCAATACAGCAAACGTATGCCGGCCGGAATGAAATGTGATGTCCTTTGTTATGCCGGCACGCACAGCCCACATTCTTAACTCTGTTATCATATAGGAGCTGTATTTGAAGCCGACGAATACTCTGTCGTCGGGTTTACCCCGTTTGCCCAAGTAGGAGGCCGCCTGCGGGTTGATGTCAAGGTATTCTTGCCCGCCTGTTTTTTTCTGTTTGAAAATAATGCGAGTGAACTCCCCTTGCTGCTGAACTTCTTTCCACCGCATTTTCTCGATGTCGCTTTTGCGGATTCCTGTCAAGCAACTGAACATAAATGCCTTTTTCAACGCCGGATATTTGCAATGTGCCGCAGCCATAGCCTTGACTTCATCGAGCGTAAGGTAACAGCGTTCCGATTCCCCTGCTCTGAACCCCTCAATACCACGCAGGGGGTTATGGGGTATAATGCGGTCGTCGAACGCCTGATTTATGCACGCCCGTAATTTGTTGAAATAACTTACTTTTGAATTTTGCGACAATGGCTTTGAAACCTCATCCGTTACTATCTTCTTGCGCTTATCCCTGCAACGGGCGGTTTTATCCAAATATTCACGAAAGCCCTCTATCCATTCCGGCGTGATGTCTTTGAACGAGGTGTTCGGCCTGCAATACCGTTCGAGGTGTTTTAAGCAGCTATGCCAATTTCCCCAATTTCCGTTGCTGTCTGTGCTTCCATGCCGTTTTTCGCACATAGCCCTGTAATAGTCGAGGAAATTGGTTTCGAGTTTGTATGCTGCATTGAACCCAAATTCCCCGTTCTGTAATTCGACAATCCGTTTCGCTTTCACGGCTTCTGCCAACTGCCAAGTCTGTCGGTTCTTCTCTTTGTCCGCTTTTGTCTTTTCGGGGACGAGATACATTTTCAGATACTCATACGACCGTTTTCCATTCAAATATATGTCCAGGTATAGCGACACGTTGCCGGTCGGTGTCGCCCGCTTTCGGAGGCGGATTGGTTCTTTTGCTGCTCCCATATTTGTTGCTTTTGTTGCTTGAATTATTACGAGCAACAAATTAACAACAAAAAATCGATAAATCAAATACAACGTATGTAAAATGAAACGCCACCAATATGGCAGCGTTAATCATTTATTTATAGGTGTTTATTTGACTTTATTAGCGGTTTGTTTGCGCATCGTTTGACATTTGATTTCTCCGCTTCATTTTCCGATGCAGAACTTAGAGAAGATAGAGGCGAGGATGTCGTCGGAGGTAATTTCGCCGGTGATTTCGCCCAAGGGGCGGAGGATGTCGCGGATCTCCTCGCTCAGCAGCTCGGTCGGGAGGTTGTCGTCGAGGGCGGTTACGGCTCGCGAAAGCGCCTCGTCGGCACGGCGGAGCGCCTCGTAGTGGCGCATGTTCGACACGGTAACGCTGCCTTCGCTCAGGCGGTCCGTGTCTACCGTTGCGCGCAGGCGGCGTCTCAATTCGTCGATGCCGTCGCCGCATTTTGCCGATATGCGGACGATGCCGTCATTGCTGCCCGCCGCTGCCGTCGCATCATTCCGGCTATCGGCAACCGGGCATGTCTCTGACGCCGCGTGCGGTTCCGTCGCACTATCAGAGTCTTGCTGTGCGTCTGCACGCAGAAGGTCTATCTTGTTGAGGACTTTTATCACGCGCCGGTCTGCGGCAGCGTCGATATGTTCGTCATCGTGGTCGGGCGTCGTCAGATGAAGTACTATGTGCGCCTTGTCGATCGCCTCGTGCGTGCGCTCAATGCCCATGCGTTCGAGTCTGTCGTCGGTGTTGCGGAGGCCTGCCGTGTCGATGAAGCGGAACAGCACTCCGTCGATGCGGGTCTCGGCCTCGACCGTATCGCGAGTTGTGCCGGCTATGTCGGATACCATGGCGCGGTCGTCGCCGCAGAGCCGGTTCAGCAGAGTGCTCTTGCCTACGTTGGGGCGGCCTGCTATGGCCACGGCGACGCCGTTTTTGAGAGCATTGCCCAAAGCGAAGGAGTCGATCAGCGAGCGTGTCTGCCGCTGTACTTCGTCGAGTATCTCACGCAGCTGCTTGCGGTCGGCGAAGACGACATCCTCTTCCGAGAAGTCGAGTTCGAGTTCCAGCAGCGACGTGAGATGCAGCAGACGCGTGCGCAGCCCAGCCAGCAGCTCGGAGTATCCTCCGCGCATCTGTGTCGAGGCAATGGCGAGGGACCATTGCGAATCGGCCGCTATCGTATCGGCTACGGCCTCGGCCTGAGAGAGGTCGAGCCTGCCAGCCAGAAACGCCCGGGCGGTAAACTCGCCGGGCGAAGCCATGCGCGCTCCGGCGGCAATGGCCAGCCGTATGATTTCGGAGACTATGTAACGCGACCCGTGAGCCGATATCTCTATGGTATCGTCGCCGGTGTAGGAGTGCGGTGCGAGCATCATGGCCACGACTACATCGTCTATCGTGCGGCCGTCGGCGTCGACGATACGGCCGTAGTGCAGCGTATGCGTCGCGGCTTCGCGCAGCGGTCTGCGCCCTCGAAACATCGAATCGGCTATACCGACGGCATCCGCTCCGCATATTCGTATTACGCAGAGCGCACCGCCCTCGGCCGTAGCCGGCGCGACGATCGTATCGTCGGGGTCGCTTATGGGAGATCTGTGCCGCATGCGAGGTCTATTTGCCTACTCTCAGCCGCTGGCCGATACTCAGCCGGTCTGGGCTTTTGAGCTTGTTCCACGTGATGAGCTGCTTTTGCGAAACGCGGTACTTGCGGGCTATTGCGCCGAGCGTCTCGCCTTTCTTGACGGTGTGGTACTTCGCCGCAGGCGCCTGCGCGAGTCTCTTGTCGATGTTGGCCGGCGAGATATACTCCTTCATATAGATAGAGTCCTTGGACATTATCGTCTGCTCGCCCGACTTGAAATCGCAGTAGCGGTCGGCGGGTATGACCAGCGCATACTCCCTCGTTGTGGCCGGCACTATGTCGAGCTTGTACTGTGGGTTCAGCATGCGCAGCGCTTCGAGCGAGATGTCGATCGTCGATGATATCTGCTCGAAGTGCGTCGGCCGGTTTATCATTACCGTGTCGACGGCTATCGGCATCGGCGGATCCTCGAACGTTATGCCGTGGGCGCGGTGGTAGGCGTAGGCGTATGTCGCACCGATGAATGCCGGCACGTAACCGCGCGTCTCGGGCGGCAGATATTCGTATATATGCCAGAACGAGGCCTCTCTGCCGCCGGCGCGCTGTATGGCGGCGTTGACCCTGCCCTGCCCGCAGTTGTATGCGGCTATCGCGAGCAGCCAGTCGCCGTAGGCGTCGTACATCGTTTTGAGATATCGGCATGCGGCGCGCGTCGCGAGCAGCGGGTCATAGCGCTCGTCGACCATTGAGTTGACTTCGAGCCCGTAATGGCGTCCCGTCGTGGGCATGAACTGCCACAGTCCGGCCGCTCCCATGCGCGATACGGCCTTGGGCTGCAATGCCGACTCGATGATCGCCATAGCACGCAGCTCTACCGGCAGACCGGCGCGCAGCAGCTCCTCCTCGATCATCGGGAAGTAGTAGCGGGCGTAGGAGAGTATGCGGGTCATCGATGTCCGTTGTTGCGTGTAGCGGTCGATAGCCTGCCTTACAAGATGATTGTACGGCATGGGTATGGGCGATATGATCGCGCGCAGCCTTTCGGCATATACCGAGTCGAGTTTGTCGGGTGGCGCCGGTGTGTCGCACCGGGCGAAGGTCATGTAACGCTCGAAGAACTCGTCGTATACCGCTTTCGTATGGAATGCTTTCCAGTGCGCCGCTATCGAGTCTATCTCGCGCGGCGTGCGTGCCATGCGCACGGGCTTGGGTTCGGGCGCCGGCACAGGTTCGGCCGGCTGTTCCGGCTCGGGCTCGGGCGCCGGTTGCGCTGTCAGCGGCTTCGCGACGGCGGATTGCTCCGTTGCCGTCTGCGTCCGGCTCTTTTTGCGGCGTTTGTCGGCGTCGGCCGCCGTCGCATGCCCAAGCATTGTCGCGGCCATAAGCAGCAGGGCGAGCAGTGTGCGGGCTGTTTGCGGTGCGGTCATGGTTCGGTGTAGTTTTTAGAACGTGAGACTGACATTGAATCCGACCGTGGGACGTGTGCCTACCGAAGGAATCATCGTGTAATCGAAATAGGGTGTTATGTTCATCGACAGATCGTCCGATATGTCGTAGTCTTTGAGGTGTGCGTCGACATGCGCGTCGACGATCTGCAACACATATACGCCGGCCGTGAGCAGTATGCAGAGGTCGCGGTTGCGGCGGTAGCTGTCTTTGAGGTTTTTGAGGAACGAGGCCGAGTAGTTGCCGTGGAACTCGTCGGGCGAGCCGTTGGGGTACTTGTCGGGGTTGTTCTGGTAGTCGACGCGCAGCGAATAGGCCTTCTTGAAGCGCTTGTATCCGCGGTTGTTCCAGTCGATAGTGTATATCGTCGAGGCCAGTGCCCCGACGACGATAGGCACGCGCCAGTAGCTTTTGTTGTATATCTGGCCGGCTCCGGGACATATCGTCGAGAGGGTCGTGGCCTTCTTGATATCCGATACGTCGTTGGTGGAGTAGTTGATAGCCGCATCGCCTATGAAGTAGATGTACGTGGCCAGAGCTATGCCTGCGTATATCTGTCGCCGCGTGTTGTGGCGGATCATGTCGGTTTGCAGCGCGTCGAGCTGCGGGGTGCGGCCGTATCCGTTGTCTATCAGCATCTGGTCGTACTGTCGTCTGAGCGGCTTGTACTTGCCGTTCTCGTATGCGAACATGCCGATCGAGCCGCCTACCAGCGGGTAGAGTATCGACAGTTTCCAGTACTGCTTGTTGTATATCTGTCCGAAACCGGGCAGCGGCACCGAGAGCCAGCATACCTTCGACAGGCTCATCGAGTCGCTTATGAAAGGGTAGCGGCGCTCGCCGTTGGCCTTGTAGCGGATCTTGCGTCCTTTGGCATCGACGCTGTCGCGCGCGGTGGAGGCTATGGAGTCCCGCACCAGACGCTCGGCGGTCATCGCGCGCAGCGAGTCCAGCTCGGCATCCGTGAGCGAGTCGGTCGCTATGGTAAGACGTATTATCGAGTCCAGACGCACTCTTCGCACCGAGTCGCGTGCGGCCAGGGCGACGGAGTCGGCGCGCTGCAAGGCGAGCGAGTCTACCGCGACCAGCGCTCCCGAGCGTATCGTGCGCACGTTGCCGCGGCGGGGCTGCTGCGCCGTTGAGACTGTCAGAGCCGCCAGGAGCAGAATCGCCGTGGCAAGCAGATATTTGAACCGGGCTGTTTGCATTGCCTTACCGGAACGCGCGTCGGCGTTCAGTTATTGTTTTACCGTCTTGAAACGGTCGATGAATCTCTCTATCTCGTTATCGTCCGAGAAGTCTATGACGATGCGGCCTCCGCCCTTTTTCGATCGTTTGATGCTGATGTTTTCGGAGAAGATGCGCTCCATCTGCTCCACCAGACGCATGTACGATTCGGGATACTCCTCGTCGGGCGCCGTCGCCGCCTCAGGCTCGGCCTGCGACAATTTGCGCGCCAACTCCTCTGCCTGACGCACCGACAGCCCTTTTTTTATGCAGCGGCGCAGTGCCCTCAGCTGGCTTTCGGCCGGTATGCCGGCTATGGCCTTGGCATGTCCCATGGTTATCACGCCCTCTTTGAGCGCCAGCTGCACCTCTGCCGGCAGCGACAGCAGCCGCATGTAGTTCGATACGGTCGAACGCTTCTTGCCGACCTTCTCGGCCATTGCCTCCTGCGTCAGGCCGCATTCGTCGATCAGACGTTGCATGCCGAGGGCTATCTCTATGGCGTTGAGGTCCTGACGCTGTATGTTCTCCACCAGAGCCATGGCGTGCAGATTGCTGTCGTCTACCTCGCGTATGTATGCCGGAAGTGTCGCAAGACCTGCGGCC